TGGAAGACTTCTTCGGCTTCACACCGGACTGCTGCAAGGACGATGAGTCGATTGACCGGAAATGGACCGTGGTTTTCTGCATCTACCCGCGCAAGGACAAGAAAGACGCAGATATCATGCTGCCGAATGCGCCGGAGAACCGACCCTTTGGATACAAGTACATCCTGCACGATGATGCAAGCACACTGAAATCGGGCGGCTATTACGAGATGCCGGGGTTCATGGCGCGCTGGCAGAAGATCTCAGGTAGCAGATGGGGCTTCTCACCCGCATTCCAGATGCTGAGCGATATCTTGCAATTGAACGAGGTGGTGGCACAGACATCAGAGGCACGGGCGAAAGTGATTGATCCGCCGATGAAGGCGACCGCCAGAGGCGTACTCGGCGACGTGGATCTCGGTCCCGGCGGTTTAACGGTGGTGCAGGACCTGAACGCCATCGAGCCGCTCGATCAAGGATTCCGCTTCGATCAGGCCGATGCCGAGATCGAAAGACTGCAACAGTCGATTCGAGCCGGTTTCTACATTGATAAGCTCGAGCTGAAGGAATCACCCGCCATGACAGCCACGGAGGTGTCGGTACGCTATGAGCGCATGCAACGACAGTTCGCACCTACCCTTGGTCGACTTCAGGCTGACCTGTTCGACCCGCTCCTGTATAAAACGTACACCACCATGGCACGGGCCGGTCAGTTGCCTGAGATGCCAGAGGTCGTGGTCGGTAAAGAAATGGACATCGAATACACTGGTCCAATTCCCAGAGCGCAGAAGAACGAGGTAGCCACCGGTATCGAAACATGGATCGGTGGTCTGGCAGGACTCGCACAGGTCATGCCGGAAATCATGGACGGACCGGATCCGGACAAGATCTCGGAACGACTCGCTGAACTGCGCGGCGTCCCTCTGGACCTGATCAAGCCTAACAAACAGATCAAGGCTGAGCGCACAGCGCGCGCGCAGCAGCAAAAAGAACTTCAGGAAGCTGAAGCATTCAACAAGGCAGCCACCGGTGTGGCAGCGCTCGGAGGACCGCAAACCCAGCAATGACCGCGAACAAGATCGAAAATGAACCCGATGGAGGGAACAGCCTCACCCGCTTCTCCCACATCACCAAGCAATTCCTCGCAACCCCTGACGGCAAGTTCTGGCTGAACATGCTGGATAAGACATTCGGTGGCACGGCCATCGTGCTGGACAAGGAAAAGCGCGTGGATCCCAACGCAACACTTACCCGCGCCGGAGCGCAGGAAGTTCTGATATTTATTAAAGGAATCGGCAATGTGGAATGAAGAAACACTGGAGAAATTTCCCGAACACAAAGATTTTCTCGAACGCTACAAGGACGAGGAGAACGTCGCTAAGGCGCTGGTGGAACAACGCCAGACCATCTCCAACTCCATTCGAACCCCCGGCGAAGGCGCATCGGATGATGAGAAACAAGCCTACATCGACAAGCTGGTGAATGCGGATTCGCGCCTGATGCTGCGACCGGATCCGGATCTTACGCAACAGCCACCGGAGTTCTACGACATGCTGGGCGTACCAAAAACCCGTACCGACTACCGCATCAAGGGCGATGAGGCTCTGGTCATGGACGCCCTGTCTTTATTCGAAGACGCCAAGCTCACCAATGACCAGATGCAAAGCGTGGTCGATAAGCTTTCCTCGGCGGCAACGAAAAACATCGAGGGCCTCGAGGCGCAGAAAGCGGCCGATCAGGATCGCCTCAAGAAGGAATGGGGAATGGCCTATGAAGACAAGATGAAAAAGGCCGAAATCGTCAGGGAGAAATTCTTTCCGGAACTGAACGATCTCAATGCCGATGCCACCCTCGGAATGGCGAAACTATACGACTCCCTCGATGGCGGTGGTCCAGTGGTTCGAGATCAGCCGGCGCCCAGCGCATTCACCCCGGCAGAGGCCAAGGCACAGATCGATGAGATCATGCGCAATCCGATCTACTGGGGTCAGGAAGGCACCAAGGATCAACAGCAGGAACTGGTCAAACGAAGAGCGGAATTGCAAAGAGCGGTTTCAGCAGGCTAAACTATACAACCATAGCGGCCCTTCGGACATCCCGCTGACCGGCCCCGCATGGTGCGGATACCCCTTGTAACTTCATAAGAGGATCGCATCATGGCGACAACTATTGACCAGTCGTATATCGACACATTTGAACAGAATCTGCGCCATCTCGCGCAGCAGGAAGAAACGCGCCTTCGCCACACCGTAACCGAACGTGGCGCAGGATCTGAAAACCACAACTGGGAACGCCTCGCTTCAGCGGAAGCTACCCAGAAAACCCACACCGTTGTAACGGCCACTCCAGATGGTGACCGTGCGTGGAGCCGCAGGGTATCTGTGGCAAACACTTGGCACGACGGTGAGGTAACCCAGCAGGAAGATCCTTCCATGATGCTGGTAGACCCCAACAGCAATCTTGTCACCTCACTGGCATATTCCATGCGCAGGGCGATGGACGGGATCATTGTTCGGGCCGCAAACGAAAACAGCCTCGACGGCGACGGCAACCCTGTTGCTTACAACGCCGCCCAGACCATCGGCACCGGCGCTGAGTCCATCAGCTTTGACCTGATCACTCAGGTCCAAGAAAACTTCATGAACAACAACATCTACCCCGAAGTACCCAAGGTGGCTGTTATTGGTCCGAAGCAGATGCGCCAGCTCATGAACCTGACTGAAATGACCAGCTCTGACTACGTGCAGGCACAGGCACTTCAGGCATACGGCATCGTGCCAAACTGGCTGGGCTTCACGTGGATCTGTTCGACGCTGTTGAATACCTCTTTGACCACCCCACTGACCGACGAGATCTACTGCCTCTTTTACACGAAGAGGGCGCTCGGTCTGCACGTTCCCATGGACGTGATGGCAAGGGTCGCAGAGGATCCCGGCAACAGCTTTGCATGGCGGATCTACTGCCAGTTCACTGCTGGAGCCACCAGAGTTGAGGACGAACACCTCGTTCGTCTGCATCTCGAAGACGCATAAAGCGGGTGAGGTTGGGGCGCTCCGGCGCCCCTGCCTTTTGACAGGAGAGAACCATGGCTAAAAAGAAAGCCAGCAAGAAGACCGCCAAAAAAGCGAAACCATTAACCGCTGCCACACGCAAGAAAGCTCGAGCTGCGGCAATCAAGAAGGAGTACAAGTAGTGGGATCTCTGGCAATTGTTACAAGCGACAAGCTCAAGTACAAGGTCACTGAATCAACCGTTGCTTTTGGCTCAGTCGCAGTCGGCCAGACCGAGCTTGGCGTGTTCGTGGGCGCCAACCTGATTGCTGATCTTGGCCTCTACAAGTCCATCGCCTCGGCAGTGGAGAAATGCACCAACGCTCTGCGCGATGTAAGTAACCCCGCGCCGGCACTGGCGGCAAACTTCAATCTTTCAGAGGTGGATCCAACGAACGGCCTGTACGGCGTGAAAGATGTGACGGTAACACTCAATAGCGTTACAGGACTTCCGACCGGCGAAGACTCGGTCACGATCATCGTCGGCGGTCTGCACCAGAGCGAATCAGGCGATTCAATCACGGATTCAGTCAAGCGTGGCTTTGAGAAGATTCTTGAGGACCGACTGAAGAAAGCTGCGTGAATGCGCTTTTGATCACAGTAATGCTGGTCTTCACGGACCAGCCCGAAACCTTCTGTGAAGGACATCGGGCCTGTGCCGTGGGAACCACAATTTACATGCGCGGCCTTCCCCCCGGCTCGCGCGTGTTCGACTTCGACCCTGACCTGATACCCTTCCCCCACTTCAGCTCTAAAGACCTGATGGGCTGGCGGCGTTGTGGCCGTTTAGTGGGAGGTCAGGCAGGGATCGAAGTCGATTACAACACCGCCACCACGCTTTGCCACGAAGCAAAACATGTGGCATTTGGTCGGAGCCATAACCAATGAAATATGCAGCCTATCTTGGACGAACAATAATGGCGGCATATCTGATTTGGGTGTGGTTGATTCTGTGCATCGGGAGTATCCGCTGATGTCTCTCGCCTTCTTTGCCGCCACCTACAACAACCAGACGTTTGAGGTTGAGGAACTGCCTGTAGGCACTGGGCCTGCGACATACACCACCCCTGCTGGCCTGCTGTTACCTGACAACGAGGGCGTGTACCGCTCACTCGCTGCTGGTGCGGCTCCGTGGCATGGGGCGCGGTGGGTGACGAATTATGTCCTCTATTCCGAGGACTTCACGCAAGTGAACTGGTCAGGCTCATCAGCCGATTTAACGCATGGTGTTGATGACGTAAATGGCGGTACAGCGGCAGTTACAGTAACCGCTACTGCGCCACTCCAAACCCTTCGACAGAACAACATAGTTGGTGGTGGCGCTCAAGGGCTTTCCCGCAGACAAACATTCTGGATAAAGCGCAGAACAGGTACGGGCGATATCGAATACTACGACGGTCTCACGTATCTCGCCGTTCCTGTCACAAACGAATGGCAGCGCGTGACTGTCGAGACAAACTATACTGGATGGTTTCTGCGTATCGCTGTAAGCGGAGATGCGGTTGATGTCTGCTTCGCCCAGTTTGAGGAAATGTCCGGCCTCACCAACCAGAACCCCTCTGAATACGTCCCAACCACCACCGCTGCCGTCACCAAGCTCTACGCCAACGAGAACGGCAACACGGTAGCGTCAAACGTGGTGACCGAGGCCACTGGTGCGCTGCTTGACCCATTACCCAGTTTATACGTTGCGCCTGCACTCGAAAACCTGATTACCTATTCACATGACCTGACCAACGCAGCATGGGCGGTTACCGGCACCAATGTCGCGGCCTATGATGCGGTTGGGCTTACAGGCGCACCAAATACCGCCAGCACCCTCACAGACGATGACGGGGCGGCACATGAAGATGTAGCAGAAGTAATCGCCATTGCTACTACCAACATCACGCACACATGGAAGATTGAGGTACTGAAAGACAGCGATGTCTCGCGTTTCCCAACCTTCTTCTGCCAGCTTCTGAATGGCACAGAGAACAATATCCGTGTCCACTTCAATACCAGCACGGGCGCAACCAACATCATTTCATCGACAGGGACAGTCGCGGTAGATGTTCGTGATGCTGGCCTGTGGTGGGAAGTGCTGATATCGATTCAGAACACTGGAGCCAACCCGCACACGAAAATCAGCCTGCTGCCTGCCAGCGGCACGGTATTCGGTACTGAATCAGTAGCAGCAACCGGCTCAATCATAGTCGGCAATGTTGGCCTATACAGCGACAAGTCCATCGCCGAAGTCAGGGGGTCAGCGCCCATCATTACGGCGGGGACAGCAGCGAGTACGGTGGCTGTGAATGCTGAATGGCCCACGGCAAATCATGATAACGCGCAGGGTGCTTGGTACATGGACTGGACGCCGTTTGCTGTCAGTGATGATTTATCTACTCAGCAGGGGTTCATTAACTGGACATCAAACAGCGGCATATTTGTATTGAGTTACTCATCAATCACGGGTGTTTATTCAATCAAGTCAGGCACAAACGCGTCTATCGGTTCGGCGGGTATCGCGGCAGGGGTGGAACAAAATTCGGGCGTTGCTTATGACGGCGCAGTAACAAGTATTCAGCAAAACCTGAACGGTGTATACGGAACAGAAATAACCGACTACAGCGCATTCCTTAACTCCGGAGTTTCGTCTTTGCGGCTTGGTAGCGGCGCTCCTAATGTGGATGAAATGGTTTGCCTGTTCCGCAACATCCGCCGCTATGACGATGCCTACGATGACGCCAAGACCATCATCGATGCGCTTATGCTGGAAACCGATGGCGGCTTCCCGCTGCCTGCACCTGCCGCTGGCGGGAACCGCCCTGATGACAAGAACGCTTTTCTCGGAGGGCCGGGAAACACAGATGATTTAGAACAAACGCTACTCGGCCCTGTCCATGTAAACGATGGCTGGCTGGCTGAAGCTGGCGGTGTGAATTATAACGACGCCCTTCTGGCTTACTACAAAGCTGGTGGCGCAACATCAGACAATATCGTGGACGCTGCCGCACAATACTGGGCTGGTGGCGGGGGAGGCCCAAGCATTGTCGAAACGCCAGTCAATGACGGCGCAACGCTATATGACCCGCTGGAAACCAGCCCGAACTGGGAGCTTCTCAATGGCGGCAGTTCAGGCGCAAACCATCAGACGAACGGCGACTACGAATTTGAGAACGATGCCACCAACACCGCTGTAGGCATCGTTGGTTCTGCTGGCGCGATTCAAATCAAATGCGATTTTACACAGCATGGATTAACCACCGGCGAATCATCATTTGAGCTGGCCTTGAGGGTTACCGACGAGGATAACTACGTTGGTATTCGTTCATACAATGGTGAGTTACAGGTATTCCAGAGAGACACAGCAGTGTTCACCAACATGGGAAGCATCACCCAGCCGGGAGATGCCACCACAGTTCTATACATTGACCCAACAACGAACGAAGTATTTATGAACGGAGTGAGCTATGGAATTACCACGGTCCCTGCTGGTGGTTCCGCTGGGATAATCTCACGACCAATGAGCGCAACTGTAATCGCTACGAACTACGTTTGGGGAATCTGAATGAGCGAAAGAATCGATATCGCAAACATCGCATTGGCAATGCTGGGCGCCGAACAGATCACCTCTTTTGAAGACGATCTTATCGAAGCGCGCCAAATGCAGATCCACTACGACGTAGCCCGTGACGCAACACTCGAGGCATTCGAATGGACCTTCGCAACCATCCGGTTCATTCCCGCCAAAGAGACTGAACCACCGTTATACGGATGGGGCGTTCAGTTTCCGATCCCCTCGAATATCCTGCGTGTATTGCGGGTCGAGCGTAATCTTTCTGAACCCATTGATCCCAGTCGCGTCAAAGGACATGACGAGATTGACTACTCCATCGAGCGCGGCAAGATCCTATGTGATCAGGACATCATCTACTGTACCGGCATCGAGCGACTGAACGAAGAAGGAAGATTCTCAAACCTGTTCGTCCACGCATTCGCTGCCAAACTGGCGATGCTGTGCTGTTATCCCATCACGCGCAGCAATGAGATCTTCAAAGCGGTAGCAGCAATGTACGCCGGATCGATTGAAGAAGCGGCAAGCCGTGATGGACAACAGGGACGCCACGAAAGGATCCGCAACAAAACGCTGAAGAGAGTTCGGTAATGCGGAGCCAACAGGCGATATACAGTTTCGCCGGCGGAGTCCGTTCACCACGGCTGTCCGTCCGTGCTGACTCAAATCCAAACATCGACCGACGGGATGCATTCCATCAGTCCTTATCAACTGGCACCAACTGGTTAATCAGTTCACAAGGTAGCTTGATCAAACGATATGGCTTGAAGTACTTGCTGCCAACGCTCAACAGCGCAAAAGCTCGAATCTTTCAGTTTCATCGGGGCGGCGACAAATCAGATCTGATCCTTGAGGCAACCGCAAATAATCTTCGCTTCTGGCAAGACGAGAGCCTGATGCAGGATGTTGGCGGGGATATCGTCAAAACAACACCATATACCGAAGCGGATCTGGAACAACTGCAATTCACCAACCAAGAAACAATTGGCGTATTTCTGCACCCAAACCATCCTCCGCTTTATATCGAGATTCGTGAAGATGACACTATAGAAGATCCGATATTTCTTGAATTTAGTCGACTTCCATTTTTCAACTATAACGATTTAAACTCACCAAACTTTGGTGCTGCTGCCGCAACATGGAGAGTTGTATTTCCAAACGAATGGGTCGGTGGCGATTACAGCTATTTCATACGTTACAACGGACAATTTTCAGAGAACGGAACCGGCGCGCCATTCGCATGGGGCTATAAGCCATTAGCAACACAAAACCAAAACGATATTGAAGCCGCCCTTGCTGACATCTTTACGTTACTAGGGCTACCGACTACAGC